GGTGGCGGGTGAACCAGTCCTCAAGCCTCAGGCGCTCGCAAAGCGTCCCCAGGATCGCCTGCCCGGCGGCCGCGAGCGTGGGCTCGCTCAGGCCGGCCTCGGTGTTGAGCGAGGCCACGAACTGCTCCAGCGCCTCGCGCATGGGCGCGTCGCCGAAGGCGGTGAGCCCGGTCTCGCGCCGGGCGCGGTCCATCAGTTCCTGTGCGTCGAGCGCCATCGTCCCTCCCCATTCGTCTCGCGGCCCGCCATCCCGAGGCCAGGCGGGCCGATACTGTTCGTTGCGGCGAGGTCTACCCCACCGGAAGCGGCGTTCAAACCACGCCGGCCGCGGGCGCCGCGACCGGCATCATGCGCACGTCGTCCAGGCGGACCGGCGAGACGATGATGTGGATCAGTTCGTCGGCCACGTAGCCGGGTACTTCGAACTCTTCGCCGGTCAGGATATTTTCGGCCTGAACGCTGCTGATGTGCAGCACGGTCAGCGCCGTCATGCGGACATTCGTCATCGCGGTTCTCCTTTCTGGACGGTCGCGGACGGCCGTCGAAAAAGGAGGGGCACGAAGGCCCCTCGCTCTCTTGATCAGGAAGTCAGGTCGGTGATCGCCGCAGCGAACGTGCCCTTGATGAAGGCCTCCGGGCGGTAGACCGCGAGCGCGAGGCGCTCTTCGGCCAGGATCGTCACCAGATTCTTGCGGAAGTTATCGCTGTCCTCTGTGGACACCGCGACCGTCGCATCCCAGCGATCGAAGATTTGGGCGGCCATGCGGAAAGCGCCTGTGAGGAAAGCGCCGGAAGCCTGCGCCTGCGTGGCAACCACAGGCAGGCCCCACAGGGTGGGCGCCAGCGTGCCGACCGGGTTGCCGATGATGTAGCCGCCAGCCGCATCCTTGGTCGTCTCGATGCTGGCCCAATCGACCGGGTTAAGGACATGGCCGGTCGCCGGCAGTTCGGCCAGTGCTGCCTGCAGCATGGCGTAACGCAGCACGTCGATCTTGGTCGGCGTCGTCACGATGGCCGTGCCAGCCGCGAAGGCGGTCGCCTGCGGGTTGATGCCCAGCAGATCGGTGCCCGTACCAGCGCCGTTCAGCAGCTGGTTTTCCTCGACATAGGCAAGGCCGTAGCGCAGGCGGCCGTCGATGTAGCTTTCCAGCATCGGCGCATCGTCAAGGATCTGGCGGGTCGCAAGCAGCCAGTGCGCGATCGTGGTGACCGAAGTCGTCACGATGTCGAACTTGATTTCAGACTGCGGCTTGGTGGCGCCGGTCGTTTCCGAGACGGTCGCCGCGTTGTTGGTGTAGCCCGTTTCCTTGGGATACTGAATCGAGGGCTGACTGGTGCGGCCGGGCGTCAGCAGATCGCGAATGGTCATACGGCGCGTGACCGGTTCGACCATCGGCGCGCGCATCGGCACAAGCAGATCACCCGCCGAACCGTTGGCGTCGGTCGTCAGAGACGAGACGATCGCCTTTACCTCGACGGCCACGCGCTTGCCGCCCTGCTGGGCCTGGCTCAGCCCCATGAACGCCTTCACATCATCGTTTTCGGCGTAGGCCTGACCCGGCGTCTGGACCCGCGCGCCACCTTCGGGGCCAGTGCGAGCAGTCTTCTGCTCCAGTTCATCCAGGCGACCCTTCACCTCGTTCATGCCGACGAGGGCCTCATCGATCGCCTGCTTGTCGGTTTCCGACAGCTTCACGCCCTTGCTGGCTTCCGCCAGTGCCTTTTCGGCAAGGCCCTTCACCGTATCGAGCTTCTGCCCGAACTCGTTCTTGACCTCGGTCGCCAGTTCGGCCGCCGTCTTCGTGCTGGGATGGCCGCTGGCGTCCCGAATGTAGCGACCGAGACGGCGTTCGTTGGCAGTCATCGGGCCAAGCGCGCTCATTGCTGCCAGCGCCGTGCTGGCAAACAGTACCTTCTTCATGATGATTTCCTTGAATTCGGGGCTTAATCGTCGCCCGTGAGGTCTTCGATCGGCGCGCTACGGAGTGCTTCCCAGAACGCTGCCAGTGGATCGCCCACGACCTCGGGCTCCCCCCGAAGATGTTGAGCGCCGGCCGAGGCGAGCGCCACGGCCTTGCTTTTGGGGAACCCTGCTTCCCGCAGGAATTCCTCAAATTCACGGACGGTCGGCAACACGCCGCCGTCAAGCATCGATTTCACCACCTCGACGCGCGCCCGTTCGTTGGCGGCGAAGGTGACGATGCTGTTTTCGTATAAGTCGAGCTTGAGCAGCGACATGATGCCCGGCTTGCCCTCTTTGGGTTCAGCCTTGATGGTGCGATAACCGATGGACAGGCCGTCCAGCGCACCTTCCTGCAACAGTCCATGGACCTCCGCCGCCTTGGGCGACTTGTCGACCAGCAGGCGGCCCTTCACGTAGAGGCCCTTGCTGTCTTCCGCGAGATCGTCCCACACGCCGATCGGCTGATGCGGGTCATGCTGGTAAAGCATCTTGACCTTGCGGCCCGAGCGCTTTGCCGAGACGAGGCTATCAGCAAACGCGCCAGCTTCGACGATCTCGCCGTAGCTATCGACGTTGCCGAAAATCGAAGCGTAACCCTCGATCTCGCCGCTGTCAGACACAGCTTTCTGGTCCAGCGGAAGCCCGCTGTTCTTGGTCATCAGCATCGGCATTGATCCTTAAGGCGCCGGAGCGGCGAGCTGGGCCTGGCCAGCTTCTGTGATCGGCACGTTCTGCATCTGCATCACATTCCGCTCATGCCACCGCCACCGCCAGCGATGTCGCGATCTGCGAGCCACTTCTTCAGCTTAGCAATCTCCGCCCGCTGAGCCGTCTTTATGGCTCTTGCGATGCCGATGATCTGGTCGTTCTCACCCTTGGCGATCTGCTTTTCCGCCATCTCGACCGCCATCTCGTGATGCGGGATCATCCCCTTCACGAACTTGGCATCTTGCGCATTGTAGTCCTGATCTTTTTCCTTCATCGACGCAACCAACGCCTTCAGGAACAGGACGGCTTCTTCGCTCATGTGGGGTCCCCCATCGGATCAATATCAAATTAGGTGTGTGCGTCTCGCGCCCTTGCTGATGTTTGCGGTCGCCCAAAGCGGGCGGAGATTGGTAAGCGCCCAAGCGGCCCGAAACTCGGGGTGTTCGGCACTATCGAAATTGAACGTCGCAAGCGGCACGATGTGGTCGATGTGAAACTTGTCCGCCTCTTCCCACGACATGCCTTTGAGGAATTGGCGCTCGATATGCTCCCGCAATTCTTCGGCGGTGTAGCCAACCAAGCGGGTCCAGCTTCTCCCCGCCTTTAGCCCATTCATCGCCCGACGAACTGCGGAGGCCATCCTGCTGTTCAGCAGCCCCTTGGGTGTCGTCCTTCTAGCCGTCGCCTTACATCCGTCGTCGCAATACTTCTGCGTGACCCACTGAGGCGCGAACGCTTCGTGGCACCCTCCACACTTTCTGCTCGCAGGTATCGTCTCGGCTTTGCGGCTCAGAAACTGGTATTTGCTGCGGCCCGACTTCTCAGCTGCCGTGATGCACGGCGCGCAGTAGTAGTTGTAAGGGCCGGTCGTGTTGAACGTGCCGCGACACCGACGACAATCCCGACTGTGTAGGGTCGGACCAGCCAATGCACGGCGAGCGGCGAGCCTCCGACGAACGTTCCGCCGCCTAGCGTTGTCCTTACATGCCTGCCCGCAATAAGCAGCCCTGGGACTGCGCTTAGTGAACTCGGATTGGCACTCACCACATTGCGCCGACCCAAACGTTCGCATACTTAGGTCATTAGCCATTGCGACCCTCCACGGTCGTACTTGGTTAGGCCTAGGTTGGTGCGGCAAACACCTGCCTAGGCCGACTTTTCTTATACTTGCTCGTCCTCGGATTGTGAATCCGAAACAGTTCTTGGTCCTGAAATAGGGACGTTTTGGGACTGCATCCTTGGCGTATCCCCGCCCGGCACCGGCGGCAGGTTCTCAAGCCGGCGCACTTCGTTGATGGTCATCCAGCCGTTCTGCAGCGCATATTGGTAGAATTCGGCGCGGGCCTTGCTGTCCCCGCGCAACAGACCCTCAAGGTTGAATTCGATTGTGATGCCGGCGACGCGATCCGCGACGGTCAGCAGTTGCTTCTCAAGCGCCTGTTCGATCCGCTTCAGGCGCTTGCGCAGCGTGTATTTCACGAAGCCCTGCGTGACTTCCGCGATCCCGGTGCCCCAGCTGCTCGTTTTCTCGCCATGGCCGATCATGATCGGCGGCACACCGAAGAACCGGCAGACTTCCTCCACCGAGAAGCCCCGGCTCTCCAGCATCTGCGCGTCTTCGGCCGACATCGAAAGCGAGAGCCATTCGGCGTCGCGATCGAGGACCATCGGTACGCCGTCGCGAAGCGAGGCGACAAACTTGCCCTGCAGCAGATTTTCAAGCTGGGCGCGCTGGGTGGCGTCCAGCGATTCCTTCACCTTGAAGATGCCGGTGTAATTCGTTCCGTTGGCGAAGGTGCGCGCCGTGGTGCGCTCCAGCGCCTGCGCGATCCCGAACGTCTGCCGCCCGAATGCCAGGGTGGACAGCCCGCCGCCGAAACCCCGGATGTGCAACATCCGGTCCTCGCCAACGACCCGCGCCTTTCCGAACTGGTCGGTCCAGCGATACTGATATGAACCGTTCGCCTGGCGCTCGACCTTCATCAGTTCGGGCGTGATCGGCGGATGCAGCGCCACCAGTTGGCCCGCGCTGTTTAGCTCCTTTTCGGAAAAGCCAGCGCCCTGCAGTTCAAGCGACGCGGCAATGAATTCCCAAAATTCCAGCGATGTCTGATCGGCGTTCGGGCTGTCATGCAGGATGCGGTAAAGCCGATGATTCCGCGCGACCTCGCGCGTATCCCCCGTGGTGCGGTACACCATGAGCGGCAGCGATCCGACGCTGCCGGCCACCAGATTGACGCAGGCCCATGCGGCTGACAGGCCCAGCACCGACGACGCTGTGACAGTTTCGCCGGTCTCGGAATGGCGCGCGCCAATATACTGATACAGGCGCGGATCAGTGAGGCCGACGGCGCGCGCTACATAGAGCACCGCCTTTTTGAGCAGGTTCACGCCGCCGACAGGCTCTTGATCCAGTCGTCAACCGACGACCCGCCGCGATGGCGCATGGCGGCCCCGATCGCCATGCAGATGGCAACGGCGCAGTCGATCTTGTTCACCGCGCGCTCCTTTGCCAGCCAGTAATTGCCCCAGCGGTATTTAAGAATGGCAGTTTTATGCGGGTTTCAGGGCCGTTGCGTCATTGTTGCGCCCGCCATGTGCCACCCATGCGTCACTGATCTGCCGCAACGGGGGGCAAAAGTATGGCCTTCGCCATATCCTGCACGGCCGCGCGCTTTGCTGGTGCGGTGAGTGTCGCTCCCGTATAAACGCGCAGCGTCGTGTCAAAATCCCGGTGGCCTAGCATCGGCCCCACATCGCCTATCGCCATGTGCTGCACCATCATCGAACTGGCGAAATGCCGGAGCGCATGGAAGTGCGGCCAGCCGCCCTCATCGTCGGCGGAATAGCCAAGGTCGACCAGCGCGCGTTTCCAAATGTCATTATGAAGCGCCGATGATCGGAAAGGCGTCGCCGTCCCGCAAGTGAAAATCAGATTGTCGGGGTTCGGCTTTGCATAACGCCGGTACTGTTCGATGGCCTCTAGCACTATGTCTGGCACCGGCACCGTCCGGATGCTGGAGGGCGTCTTTGGAGGGGCCAACACGTTTTGTTCGGTCAGCTGCTGATACACCCTCACGGTTCCAGCCTCAAAGTCGACAGCCCCCCATGTGAGGCCCCGGATTTCGCCCGAGCGCAACCCGGCGAACATGCCCAGCCAGACGATGGCCCGCCCCATCGCGGCATAAGGCCGCGACCATGTTGGGTTGAAAGCCCTTGGATCGCAAAAGTACCGATAGATGGCGGCAGCCTCGTCGCGGTTGAGCGTCCTAATGCGCGTTGGCGTCGGCAGTCTGTTTTCGGGCCATGCGCGCACATCGCGCAGAACATTCACCTTGATCCATTTGCGGCGTTGCCCGAACGCCATGAGCCGCCCAAGTGTTTTCATAACGCCAAGGGTCGAATGCGGACCCAGCGGGCCGTCGCGAAGGTGATTGATGAAATCGCTGACTTCCTGCTCTGTGATGGCGGCGAGCGATCTGCCTCGAAACCAAGGCACAATATGCACCCGCATAAAAGATTCTTCCCGCCGGTAGGTAGCTGGCCGGATCGTCCCCTCGCGCTCGCGGCGCTCCAGGCCCAACATGTACTCTCTGGCCGCCAGCTCAAACGACTGTGACGCCGCCTTGGCCACATGCACGCCGTCTTCCAACTCCCGCTCAATTTTCCGCCTGAATGCGTCTGCCTCCTTCTTCATCTCAAAGTTTCGGGATCGGCGCACCCCATCAGCATCAATGTATCTGACTGCCCACGCCTCTTTCTCGACGCCCTTATGGGTCCATTTCCGCTTTGATACGCTCGCCATGCGTCACTCCTTAATTCTCAAAACCTCTGCGACGCGCAGTTTTCTGCGGGTCACAGCGATATTTCATGCGTCACAGGTCAGCCCCGCCCGGCGGTGACCGGGCGGGGTTCAGCCTTCAAAATTTGCCGTTCCGATAGAGCGCCGACCATTCGGCCAGCCCGCCGGTCGTCGCCATGACGGTGCCGCCTGATACCCATGTCGGGATAAGGCGGGCCTTGTGCATGTGCTGCAACTGGCGGTTGCCGATGCCTAGGTGCGCAGCGATTGCACTGTGCCCTTTGAGCAGCCGGGAAGGATCACCCTGCGACAAGGCGCTTCGCCTCGAACTGCGCGACTTCGATCTTCTCGAATAAGTCCCTGCCGACCTTCGCCTGCTTCTGGAGCAAATGCAGGAGCGAGACTGTCAGTCGCAGGTCGCTGTCATGGGCGTCGACGCTATGCGTTTTCAGCACAACCTCGGAGTACAACTTAAGCTGGCCGTCCATACTCTCCAGCGCCATGTTGATGGCTTCGGCCAATGCGTCCACAAACTCCAGGGCGCAGCCGCCCGACTGGGCACTTTCCGAAACGGCATTGAGGATTTCCAGCGTGCGGGCTTGTGTGGGGTTATGCATGGCACACCGCCTTCCCGGCCGCCGCGATCTGCCGGAGCAAATGCGTGGTGGCGCGCTCGATGTCCTCCATCTGGTCAACGCCCCTCTCGCCCTGCGACGTGATGAGCGACAAGATCGACATGCAGGTATTGAATTCGCCGTAGTGCCAAGGATTGTGCAGGTCCGGGTCGGGACCGGCCTTGATCTGGGATCGCGCCGTGTCGTCCATCCGCTCCAGGCAGTATGTCGCCGCCCGCGCCAATGCCGACAGGTGCTCAATTTCAGACACGGCGGATCCGATCTTCGCTTGCGTCGCTTCGATGCCCGCTTGGGCCAATGCCAGCGCCTCAGACATGATGCACCGCCCCCGCGCTGCACGCGCCGCTGTGATTCAGCGCCAGCCGGTTGATGTGGTGAAGGATCCGTACGCGGGTTTCACCGCGCGGCTGGCGGCCGGAAAGCCGCATGTCCGCGTAGAGGGAGGGGTCGCCCACGGCGTCGCGCCCGAATCGAGAGGGCCGCGTGCCGGTCATCCGGCATATGGCCTCGATCTGGTCGATCAGACGGGCATCGGGTTGTAGGAAAATTCGCGTATGGTCGGGGCGCGCACGCGCTCCGTCAGTCCGATATGCAATCATCGGGTTTACCTTCGGTTTGGCCTTCCACAGCCGTTTTCCGGGTGACGGACCCGGTGCCGGGAGGGTGGAAGCCAGCCGAAGAGACTGGTGGGACGATTTCCCCGCGAAGGTATTGTATGACGCCCCGCTCCCGGACATAATGGTCCGGTCGCGACGGGACGCCAATCCCCCGCGTTTCTGTTTCAGTCGAACGATGCCGCGCCAACGGCTCGCACGACCTATCTTCGGTCCGGGCTTCCACACCCAATTCCTACAGTACGACGAAAACCCCCTGCTTTTCAAGCGGGGCCGTTTTCGCGTGTCTAGAGCCTGAGCGCGAACACCTCGAACCGGCTGTTGCCCACATAGCCATCACCGTCACCCGACATGGTGGCTGATGCCCCCTCGAACGTGAACGCCAGCCGCCAGCCGTCAATATCGAGCCGTGCGCCCTCCAGCCGCGCCTCTACCTGCGCCTGAAGGTCGAGCAGCGGCTTGCGCGCCTCGCCATCGGTGACAGTGACGATCTGGAGCGAGCAGCGCCTGTCCGGGTCGCCCTTCGCGCCGAATGGCTCCGCTTCAATGTCGCCTATGATGACGACCGGCGGCCATGTGTCCTGGGGGACATGCTGGAAGACGGGCGCGCCGACGATCGGTCCCAAGGTGCCGGCCGTGCCAGTGAGCAACTGATATGCGCCGACTTCCACGGCGTCGCCCGCACTGGTCATATCGTCTGCCTCGTCAGCTGCCGATATGTTTCATTGACCGTTGCGGCCTGAAGTCTTGGAGCAGCTGCGCGCACAACCTCGACAGACACGCCAGCGGCAATTTCCGCCATGCGCGCTTCCAGACCCTCCGGCATGTAGAGCCGCAACGCGATTTCCTGTCGCCCTCCACCGCCAGCACTCGCCGCCGCCTGTAGCGATTTTGTCGAAACGTCCGGCCCCCGATAGGTGCCCGCCCGAATGGCCTCCAGCGTCGGAACGCCGATGCGAGCGACCGACGCCGCATCAAAGACATACTCCCGCTTGTGGACCATGCCGGCAATGTCGGTAGGCGATCCGTCGCCAGTGTACCCGCCCTTGTCGAACAGCGATCCCACCAAGCCAATGACAGAGCCGAGGATGCCACCTCCCCCACCAAGGCCTCCGAACAATCCGCCCACCTGGCTCATGGGATTAAGCAACTGATCGATCAGCGCGTCACCCAGCCGGAAGATCACATTCAGGCCCACATCCTCCAGCGAACCGAAGCCCCGCATCATGCCCTGAAGGCCTCGGGTCACTTCCTCATTGAGTATGGTGCCCAACTCGCCTGCCCGCGCGTTGACCTGTTCCAGCGCCGGCAGGCCCTCACCCAGCCCCTTCAACTCCTCGCCAAGTCGCTTTTCCGTTTCGGGCGACAGCTTGAGCATGTCGTCATAAACCGCCTTCTGCGCCGCGAGCGTCTGCGTCTGATCGACCAGCATCTTCATGCGCGCTTCGTCCAGGCCGGGCATCTGCCGGATCAGGTCGTAACGGATCTGTTCAAATTCGGCCTCGGTACTCAACCCGGCCTGCCGCAAGGCCTGCACCTTCGCCTGTTGCTCCAGCGCGGCGGTCTGGCGCTCAAATTCCTTCGTCAGCGCGGCGGCGGCATCCTTCGTGGTCCGGCCGGCTCCCGATACGCGCGATGACCCGCCCCCGGTCGCGGCTGGCGTGGTGCGTGCCGGCGTCGAGCCGCTGCGCTGATAGCCGGGGACGTTGCGGAACGGGTCACCCCCCACGATGCTCTCATAGGTCATCCGGTTGGCGGACTGATCGTAGCCGCGCAGGAAGTCGCCGCGCAGGTTCGACAACGGCGCGTCGTCGGACAGGAAATTGCGCCCGAACACGGCCCGCTCCGCCCGGTTGGCCGCATTGAGCATGTTCGGCATGGTGTTCGCCATGTCATCGATCGTGCCCAGCACCGATGCGATGTCGTCGCGCAGGGAATAGGCCTGACCCTTCACGATCCCGAACGCTTCGGCCCATCCGGCCTTGAACGGCTCGAATGCGGTGCGCAGGCCCTCGAACGCGGCCCGCACGTCCCGGCCGGCCGTTTCGGCCTGTGCAGTGAGCTTGGCGAAGCCGTCCGCGCCGTCCGACACGAAGTTGGCCAGCGCCGTGCTGAATTGCCCGCCGCGATCGAACGCACCGAAAGCGATGATCGATGCATCCCGGACCTTCGTCATCGCCTCGTCAAAGGTGACAGGCAGTTGCGCGAATTCACGGTTGAGGCCGGCCGTGATCTTCGTATCGGTGAGCGCATTAAACAGCTTGTCGGCCGTCAACTGGCCCTGCGCCGCCATTTCGCGCAGCGCCCCGGTTGGGACGCCAAGGCTGTCCGCCAGCAGCTTCATGATTCGGGGTGACGCCTCGGCTACCGAATTGAATTCGTCGCCTCGGAATGCGCCCGACGCCAGCGCCTGGCTGAATTGCAGCGTGGCGGCCGAAGCCTCCGCCGCACTGGCCCCTCCCAGCTTCAACGCCTTCGCGAAGTTCTCCGCCGCAAGGGAGGCATCCTCCTGCGTCCTGCCGAGCGCGGGCGCGGTGCGCAGCATGGTTGTATAGAGCTTGGTCGTAGCCTCCAGCCCGATCCGGGTGTTGGAGGCGATACGCTCCACATCGGCCAGCCCTTCGTTAAAGTTGCCGAAATCCGACGTGGCAAGCTGAAGCTGGGCGCGCAGCTGCTTGGACGTGTCCGCCAGCGACAGGAAGGCCCGGCCGGCACCTATGACGCCGATCGCGCCCAGACCCGCCGCCAGTCCGCCCAGCGACGCCTTTACGCCGTCAATGCCACGCGACAGGCCTGGGAGGGTCTTTCCCATATCCCCGAAGGCGCTGTTGACGCGCTTCGACGTGCGCTCGCCATGCCCCTCCAGCTGGCCCATGGCCCGCTCTGCTTCGGCCATGTTGCGCTTGAACAGTTCGACGCTGGCGTCGACCTGAAACATCAGCGCCTCAACGTCGGGCGTCGCCATGGCTTATGCCGCCTCCGCCTTCAGGTCACCGTCGCCCGCCATCCTCCAGCACGTCCACCATTTCCTTGCGGACGCTCTCAGGCATGTTTCGCAACAGCCGCCGGCCGGCCTTCATGCCTTTCCACGCGGGGCGCGCCATGGATCAGAATTCCGTCGTGGCGAGGCCGGCCGTGGTGCCGGTCTTGCGGATGATGCCAAGGTCATAGGGCAGCCATAGGCCGGCATTCATGCCGGTCAGCGTGATGTCCGTATCCCCCTCGCGGGGGCGAAGCACGACGTTCCCGGCCGATGTGACGATGACGCCGGTAACTTCATCGCCGGCCGTCCAGTCGCCGGGCGTCAGGTTGATCGGACGGCCCTTCTTCGCGAAATCGAAGGGAGCGGTGGGGTAAATGTCGCGCCATCCCATGGTCGTTTTCCTCTATCGGATTTGTGTGCGACGCCGGCAGGCGGGGGGAGCCAGAAGCCTGCCGACGGCGCTCCGCCGAAGCGGAATTCTTAGCTGGAGAGATCGGCCAGCGCCGCCGTGAACGTGCCTTTGACGAAGCCGGTCGGGCGCTTCACAGCGAGGCCGATGCGCTCTTCCGCCAGCACAGTCACCAAGTTGCGCCTGAAGTTGTCGCTGTCCTCGGTCGACACTTCAACGCGCGCCTCCCAGCGATCATACAGGGTCGCGGATTCCTTGAACGCGCCCACAAGGAAGCTGCCCGCCGCCTGCGTCTTGGACAGTGCCACAGGCAGCCCCCACAGGCGGGGCGAGACGGCCTCATAGGGATTGCCGATGATGTAGCCGCCGGCCGCATCCTTGGTCATCAGCATGCTTGTCCAGTCAGCCGGGTTGAGCACGATGCCGTCAGGGATCATGTCATTGAGGCCGACCTGCAGCAGTGCAGCGCCGATCGCGTCGATCTTGGTCGGCGTCGCCACGAGCAGCGTGCCGGCCGCGAACGCGGTCGCCTGCGGATTGATGCCCAAGAGGTCCGTGCCGGTGCCCGCACCGTTCAGCAGCTGGCCGTCCTCGACGTACGCCAGGCCGTAGCGCATGTCCGTATCGATGAACCCCATCAGCTGGGGCGCATCGTCAAGGATTTGGCGGCTGGCCAAAACCCAGTGCGCGATCGTGCGGATCGGGCACTGAACAAGGTCATACTGCGTATCCGACTGCGGCTTGAGCGCGGCCTCCGCCACCGTCGCGGCGTTGTTCGTAAATCCCGTCTGCTTCGGAAATTCGACCGTGTTGCCCTGCGTCACGCGGATGGTAGGCAGCAGGTCGCGCACGACCAAGGCGCGCTGCGGCAGATTTACCGACATGTCGCGGTTCGGCACCAGCAGGTCACCGGCCGAGCCGTCCGCCAGCGTCGTAGCCGACGTGATGGTGGCTTTCAGTTCCGCGCCGATCCGCTTGCCCTTGCGGTCGCCCTCAGCGAGCGCAAGGAAGGATTTCACCTGATCGACCTCGATGAACTGCTGCCCGATCGAGGGGGCAGACGTGGGCAAACTCTCAGGGCTAGCGCGGGCCGCCTTCTGCTCCAGTTCGTCCAGGCGACCGAGCGCCTCCTTCACCTGATCGGGCAACTCGCCATACTTCGTGTCGATCGATTCAAAGTGCTTCTTGAGAATATCCGACATTTCCATTTTCATTCACTCCAAAGAGGGTCACACGCTCCCGGTCAGCGCCTTGCTGTGCGCGCTGAAAAGCCGGGCGATTTCGTTAAGGTCTGCATCGTCATCATCGGCGCGACGTGCGCCCCACGCGGCGCTCGCCATGCGCTTCGCCTCCCGGCCGGACATGCCGGCGGAGCGAAAGAATTCTTCAATGTCGGCTGGGCTGGCGATCGACTTCACGCTCTCGACGCGCGCCCGTTCATTGGCGGCGAAGGTGACGATGCTGTTTTCATACAGGTCGAGCTTGAGCAGCGACATGATCCCTGGCCGACCCTCTTTCGGCTCCGCCTTGATCGTGCGGTAGCCGATGGACAGGCCGTCCAGCGCGCCTTCCTGAAGAAGCCCGTGAACCTCGGCGGCCTTCGGCGACTTCTCCACCAGCAGGCGGCCTTTGACGTACAGGCCCTTGCTGTCCTCCGCCAGATCGTCCCACACGCCGATCGGCATGGACGGATCATGCTGGTAGAGCATCTTGATCTTGCGGCCGTTTCGCCGGGCGCCCGCCAAGCTATCGATAAACGCCCCGCGCTCGACAATCTCGCCATAGCTGTCGACCACGCCGAACACGCTGGCATAGCCCTCGATCGTGCCGGACGCATCGACAGCCTTTTGATCCAGCGTGATACTGCTGTTCTTGAACTGCATCACGCTGGAAGCCCCTGTGAACCTGAGCTCACGGCGTGACCACGCGGGGCGTAGCTGCGCCCCACGACGTCCAGATGCTTCAATTCAAACGGGGATGCCGCGTATTCCATATGGGCGCACCTCGACTGCAATGGGAACCTTGTCCCGTTCAGCCAATCGGCGCGCACCGCGCGGGAAGATTGGAGCCTTGGCGCGGGCACCCGCGCTTCGACAGGGACAGTAAATAGCTTGAGAGCGAATCGCCGTCAATTCGGCTTTTCGGCCGTGCCCGCTCGCGCACACGTCCCCGCCTGCGTCGCGAACCAGCGAACGGCGGCCGACACGTTGGCGCTGTTGATGATGCTTTCGGCAATCATCATGCCCGCGCCGGCAATCAGAGCTTGGTATTCGATGCCCTCGCGCAGCAGATGGTCATGAAGATCGGAGAATGCCTGGCGCGCGCGCAGCGCGTCCTGCGCGTTCTGCACGCTGGGAATGTCGTTATTCATCGAAAATAGCTCCTTTTGGGCTGTTTTTGCGGTTTTCGTGTCAAGAATAGCTTGCAGCGGCATGCATCCACGGCCATGTTGAGATTTCCTAATTGACCGACGTTCCGAGCCGAAATTGCGCTCGAATTTTCCGTTTTACTTCAGAGAGTAAGTAAATCTCCGCAAGTAAAACGATGCACATTGAGCAAATCAAAACATCAATATGGCTTTGTGCGAATTTTTGGTCCGCGCGGTGTCGGTGGAGCCATCTTCTAGCCTTTTCGGCCCCGCCCCCGGTCACACTGGCC